CTACCTCAGCAGTAGGTGGGATATACAAGTTTGCGTTATTGTCTGTATCTGTGATTTGTATCCAAGGATAGTAAACCGCAGTGTAGTTAGAATCGATGTCAGTGTTTTCTAATTCATCAACGATATCTTCAGCAAAATACCAGTTTTCAGTATCTGATGGGTTGTTGTTGTTTAACAACTTGATATCAGGTAATGTTGGTAAATAAATCGCATCCAATCTCTTTTCTTCAACAACTTCAATAGCGTCTCTAACCAAATCAGTGTTGTTTAACACGTCAATACCAGGAGTTGCCAAGATGTTGATAGCGGTTTCTTCTGGGTTTTGGAATGTTCTGATACCGTACATTGTTGCATAGTAGTCAGAAGTACCGAATAACTCAGCGTACTCAACATTTGTAAATGTATCGAATGTACCAGCTACGAAACCAGTTCTACCGATTTTGTACTCATCTGTGTTTGTTCTGTTAACTCTATAAGCATCCCAACCATCAAAACCACCAGCAAATAAAGCTGTGAATTTTCTTGTTCTCATGTTATTATAAGGGTGAGTTGTTGTTCCGTCAACCACAATTGGGTCAACAAATGAAGCAACACCAACCGCAAAAACTTGTTCTCCAGTAACAGAGTCAACAATGGTACTAGCATTGATATCCATGTGGAAACCTTTTGTTTTTGTTGTATAATCATCACCAGTATTGTAGGCGTTGTCACCTAAGATACTAATTTTACCTTTAAACAATAATAGGTCTTTATCAAATCCAAATTGGCTTGAGAAACCTAAATAGTTTTTAGTTACTCTATCACCACTAGAAACTGTAGCATTAGCAAATGGTGGGTTGTAAATTGTGTCACCAGGTGCATAATATTTCAATTTGTAAGGCATTTCAGGAACAGCTGTTGCTGTGTAACCACTAGCACTATTTGTTCTAAATTCGTAACCTTCAAAACCAGCTGGTACACCATCAGTTGGTGCGTTTACAGCCATTTCAAGAACAACATAAGCGCTCTTTAATGGGTATTTGTTATCAATTGTACCTATTTTTCTACCAACGAAATTGTCTAATGACTCATCCATCGTACAATCAACAAATTTTTCAATTATTGATACAGCTCTATCTGTGTCGCTAAATGATCTGATGTAGATATCAAAAGTTTTCTTAGATAAATCAACATTAGCGATTGAAGCTTTGATTTCAGTGTTAGCACTTGTACCGTCAGAAATTGAAATTAATCTGAATAATCTTTGTGGTAAACCACCTCTTAACTCAGATACAAAGAAAGGTGTTACTGGTGATTGATATTGGAATCTATAGTGATCCCAGTTATTAACAGATGTTAATTCACTGTATAAACCTTTAATTTTACCACTTAACCAACCAAATTTCAGAGAGTTATCATAAACTTCCTCAACATAGATTTGAGAATCTTTGTCAGATGGTGTAGTACCGATTACTTTTTTGATATAGTTAGATTTTGTGCTATCTAAAGAAACTGTATAAGAGAATGTACCGCCAGTTGGGTTTGCTGTTGTACCAGTTAAATCAAAAGCTAAATATGGGTCGTTAACAACACCTGTTGGAGCGACCATATCTAATGAATTAACTTTATAACCTAACACATCTGAAGTGTAAGTACCTCTACTTCTAACGGTTGCAACGTTTTTGTTGTGACCTTCAGCGAAAGGATCAGCTGTTAACGTAACAGTGAACAATTCTAATTTACCGTTAAGTGTGTGAGCACCAGCACCTGTAAATGTATGGCAATATAAAGCAAATGATGGTCCACTGTATGTCTCGGTAGCGGTATTGTACGCTAACTCATTATTTAAAATATAAGCGTCTCTATCACTTGTTGGAACTGTGAACGGTAATTCATATGCGTCAATATAAACTGGGGTTATACCATGTGTAGCCGCATCAACCGTTAAATCAGTATCCATATCGTCAGTCAAAAGACCCCAATATAAAGCGTTTCCGTTATAGAAATCAGCATTAATGTAACTACCAACAGTTGTAAAGAATTGGTTAAACACGGTGTCAAAGTCAGTTGTAGCAACACCAGTTAAGTTAGCGATATAATCAATAAGATCGGTGTTACCAGAGTTACCAGTAACATAAAAACTATTGTTATTCGTGTCAACTTTAAAATTAATGGTTGTTTGTGTAATACCAGTGTGTGATAATGTTGATTCATCACATGCACCTAATGTTTTAATAACCCAAGCCATACCAGCATCATAGCCAGATAATCCTAAAAGTCTTGTAACATACAATTGGTTTGATTGTGTTAAATACTGTTTTGCTATGTATGGTAATTCATACTTAACAATTTGTGTATTTTTAAATTTTTCTGGATTAGTACCACCAAAAGTAGTCTTAAATTCATCAAAATTTCTGATGAATATTGGTTGGAACGCTGGACCCTTTAAGGTTTCACCCACTACACCTAATGTTGTAACACCAACTGTCTCAGTTGTGAATGTTAAATCTTTTTCGGTTGTGTAGACACCTGGAGATGCATAAACTTTGTTTGCCATATTTAGTTAATTTTATTTATTTAATTTTATCTTATTCATAAATATCAGATTTTTTACCAAAAAACCAGAATACCTCTTCATTTTTAAAATTCTTTATTTATTTTTAAGTATTTTCCGTTATTGTAAAAGTTCTACTAATCGCTGGTGTTACAATATAATCATCGGGATCTGATATAAACCCTTGTAGGTTAAAATTGTATAACTGTACGTAAAACCTTTTATTATTAAGGTCAGTAACTTGACTTTCATCTGAAGAGTCTTCTAACACAATTGGTATATAGTGTCCGTTAACTACAGTATATGCCTGCCTGCTTTGAAAATTTTTTAAAACAGTGGCGTTAAATTTGTTTAGTTCTTGCTGTCTATAAGCAAAAATTCTAACATCATAGGTAATATCAACTGGAATTGGTTGAGGTATTTTATAAACATCAACCCCCATTTTATTACCATCCCAAGTAGGTACTTCCGCATATGTATAATGTCTACCAGTTGGTATATTATAAATCAAAGAAGGGTTTGTGCCGTATTTCGTATCTGGGTTTCTAACAATATTAACAAAAGGTATTTTTAAATTTTTATACTCATCTGAAAATTTCCATGTTTGTGAAAATTCGTTCCATTTTTGAATATTTATCATAAACACAGGGACTTTTTCACCATCAATTGAAATTGCCAATTGATTAGTTACAAAATCTTTAAAACCCCTATCCAAATCAATATGCATAACACCTTTTGGTAGGTAGGTATCGTTGTTGATGATCATATCTTTCATATTTTCAGCAGCACCGCTTTGCATTGAGTAAGGATACTCGATGTTAGCACGTTGTTGTGTTAGATTGATCTTCTTTTTAAATGAACCTGGTAAAGCCATAATTATACCCCTTTAAATACGTTAGGATCAACGTTTGTACATTTTATTCTTCTAAAATAACCAGAATAACCAAATTGAGTACTTGGGTTATCCGTATTTACAGTATCGTCATCAAACACAGTAAAATATTTAAAATTATTTTGTCTGTCAGAATAACCGATAATATCACCGTAACTTATCTCAGCATTTTTTTCGTCAAGTTGTTTTTGTAAAACAGTAAACTCAAGATTACCATAGTCTTGGTACCTTAAATTTCCGTTTGGTGAGTATGATTTATTTTCACCGTTTTCAAGGCTAAGTATAACTTTTAATTCAACTGGTGATAAAAATCTAATATCGTTTACATTACTTTCACCGTAAACGTCATCCATTTGGGTGTTAACTCTGTCAACTCTAAATAAAACAACAGTAAAGTTCATGTCCCCCTCGATTAGTTCTGTTGCCATATCAAGCTCAAGTTGAAAATCCTCTTCATCGTAAAACCTATTCAACCTTGTATTTGGTATTCTAGTTTTTCTTTCCATTGTTCTTTTCATATAAATACTTTGATTTATTAATGAATTGACTTTGTCAGAAAAATTTATTATTATTAGATAATAATAAATTAAAGGAAAAGGAACGTAAATGCAGTTACCGATAGAAAAGAGAGCGCTGGATATATTAAAAACATATAAAGGGTCAAATGACTACATATTGGGTATACAAAAGACCTACTTTACGAGTAAAAGTTTTATACCAACAAAAAACCAAAGTGATTACATTATTAAAAACGGTAATGTTGATCCAGTTGTTGTTAACAAATTATTCGACATTAGTAAATCTTGTAGACCTTTTATTGCTGAGCAATTAAAACTAGATTTTATACCAGACAAAATATTCATAAACAAATTACTTAGCAGAAAGGAGAACTTTTTACACATTTATGGTTGTTTTGAAGAGGGTTGTGATCAATACTACACCTTCTATATTTCAAAGGAATGTGTTAAAGTTAGCAGACCTGAACCAGAAATTGACCCAACAAAATATGAAAGGGACCCAAAACCGCACCAAATAACAGCGATTAAAAAATTATTGACAAACGATAAATTTATCTTGGCCGATGAAATGGGCCTTGGTAAAACCACGTCAGCTATTATTGCGGCTATGGAAGGTCAATTCAAAAAAATATTGGTTGTTTGTCCAGCATCACTTAAACTTAACTGGAAAATTGAGATTTCAAACTATGATTCTCCAGATAATATCAGTGTTGTTGACGGA